GGATTAGACAAATGTAGTGATGCGGTTCAAACCATGTTCAAGAGTGGACAGCTGGATAAATGGGTAGAAATACTTCATGTGATTGAGCCTAACGCAGTCAGAGAGTACAACAAGAAAGACAACCTCAATATGCCTTACCATTCATGCTATGTCGAGAAGGCCAGCAAGAATGAACGCAAGCTCCTGGAGAGTGGTTACGAAGAGTTTCCTGTCCTGGCTCCGCGTTGGCATGTCACAGGCGTAGACATCTATGGCCGTTCACCTGGTATGGATGTCCTGGGTGATGTGAAAGCTCTACAGATTGAGCAGAAAAGAAAAGCCCAGGGTATTGATAAGATGGTCAACCCACCGCTCCAGGCTCCTTCATCACTTCGTGGTCAATCAGCCAGCGTATTACCTGGTGGTGTGACTTATGTGGATACGATGCAAGGCAACCAGGGCGGATTTAGACCGACTTATGAAGTCAACCCTAGACTCGCAGAGCTGCAACAAGACATCCAGGAGACTCAATACAGAATCCAACAAGGCTTTTATAGTGATCTCTTTCAAATGATGATGAACTCCGATAGAAGGCAGATTACTGCAAGAGAGATTGATGAGAGACATGAAGAGAAACTGCTTATGTTAGGGCCAGTATTAGAGCGTCTTCATACTGAGCTGCTTAATCCGCTTATTGATAGAACCTTTAACATCATGGCGCGTAATGAGTTATTACCACCAGCTCCTGAAGAGTTGGCTGGAGTCACACTTAAAGTAGAGTACATCTCAGTTATGGCGCAAGCTCAGAAAGCTATTGGTACTGGAGCTATTGAAAGGCTCGCGGGATTTGTTGGCAATATGGCAGCAGCCAAGCCTGAAGTCCTGGACAAGTTTGATGCAGACCAATCGGTTGATGAGTACGCTGAAATGTTAGGCGTGCCTCCGAAGATTGTCGTTCCTGATGATGTCGTTCAGCAAATCAGAGAACAGAGAGAGCAAATGCAACAACAGCAAATGGCAATGGAGCAAGCGCAAATGGGAGCGCAAGCAGCCAAAGTGATGAGTGATGCGGATACAGATGGTAACAATGTCTTAACTGACATCATTGGAGGTATTAGCTAATGGTTGTGAGCATTGATGATGCGATAGATGCGGTGACTAATTTACAGTACATGGAGCCACATCCTGAGAACCAATTACATCACGAGTCAATGCTGATTACCCTGGAGTTTTTACAAGATTGTGGCTTTGTTAACTTGTCATTGGAAGACGCTAGTAAACCCAACAAAAGATAACTTGCAAAAAGTATGAGATAGTGCAGATATGAAATATGACTAAGGAATTTAACGCATCTGACGAGACTAGCGTCAAGAATGCAAAACAAAAAGAAAAGAATAAATTAGATACTGAACTGGCAGATATTAAGTTACTGCTAGGTAAGCAATGGGGTAGACGCATTGTTTACAAAATCCTGGAGAGAACAGGACGGGATCGAACCAGTTTCAATAGCGATAGTAATGTAATGAGTTTTAACGAGGGTGAACGCAATATAGGATTATGGTTGTTGGATAAAGTTGTATCAGCGGATAGAGATCAATATGAGCTGATGCAAAAAGAAAACCTTAAACATGGAGATTCAAATGGCTGAAGAAGAAACAATACTGACGGCGGATGCGCCTGAAGTTGCGACTAATGAAGAGCAGTCAGAGACCTCAACGGAGACAACTGAGGCTGCTGCGACAGAGACAACAGAGTCAACGAAGAGTGATGCTGCTAATAAAGAGACTGAGGGACAAGAAGAGACTGAGGCTGCGGGAGCGCCTGAGGAATATGGAACATTCGACTTGCCTGATGATTTTGATATGAACAATGAAACACTTGCTGAATATCACACCTTTGCAAAAGAGAATAACTTAACACAAGAACAAGCTCAAAGAGGTGTGGACATGGTGGCCCAAATGAAACAGGCCGAAATGCAGCAATGGGTTGAGCAGCAGAAATCCTGGGTGGAAGATGCTAAAGCGGATGCTGAATTTGGTAACGATAAATTCGATGAGAGTATAGCCGTTGCTGTGAAGGCTCGTGATAGTTTTGGTACATCTGAGTTTAATGAGATGCTTGATAGCTCAGGGTTGGGTAACCATCCTGAAATGATACGATTTTTACATCGTGTTGGTAAGGCAATCAGCGAAAACTCGGTAATCGTTGGAGGTACAACGACTAGCCAGTTAACGCGTGAAGCTGTCCTTTATCCATCAATGCAAAATTAATAATAATACTTAAAGGAGTATAACAATGGCAGTATTGTCAACTACAAATCCTACTTTGGCTGATGTAGCAAAGAGGTATGACGCTGATGGCAAGATTGATACTATCGTAGAATTGTTATCTGAGACTAATGAAGTCTTAGAGGATATGACATTTCTAGAAGGAAATCTTCCAACTGGTCATAGAACTACAGTCCGTTCAGGACTTCCAAGCTCAACATGGCGTAAGCTCAACTATGGTGTTCAGCCTTCAAAGAGTACAACTGTTCAGATTACTGATACAACAGGTATGCTTGAGGCTTATGCTGAAGTGGATAAGGCGCTTGCTGATTTAAATGGTAACACCGCTTCTTTCCGTCTATCTGAGGACAGAGCATTCCTAGAGTCAATGAACCAAACAATGGCCAACACATTGTTCTATGGTGATACTGGTACAGACCCTGAAAAATTCATGGGACTATCAGCTCGCTATAATTCAACTACTGCTGAGTCAGGTGACAACATCATCGTAGGTGGTGGGTCAGGTTCAGACAACACATCTATTTGGTTAGTGTGCTGGGGGCCTAACACTTGTCATGGCATCTACCCTAAAGGTTCACAAGCTGGTCTAAACCACCACGATCTCGGTGAAGTCACTTTAGAGGATGCTGCGAATGGTAAGTACCAGGGTTACAGAACTCACTACAAGTGGGACATCGGTATGTCAGTCAGAGATTGGCGTTACATTGTTCGTATCCCGAACATTGATGTATCTAACTTAACTAAGGACGCTTCAGGTTCATCTGCTGAATTAGTTGACCTAATGGTACAAGCTATAGAGAAACTTCCTAATGTAAATCTAGGTCGTTGCGTGTTCTATGGTAACCGCACAATTTCTTCAATCCTAAGACGCCAAATTACTAACACTAGTAATGTTCGTATCTCTATGGATGAGGTAGCTGGGAAGCGTGTATTGTCTTTTGATGGTATTCCATTCAGAAGGAATGACGCTATTTTAAACAACGAAGCCTTAGTAAGCTAAGTTTAACACAGGAGTAAATAAATGATTATTGATTACAATCTTCAATTATCCGATGCTCAGTCTGTAACGGCTGATGCGGCTTCGACTAATGTCATCGACCTCGGTGCAGACAGAGACATTGGCCCAGGCGAGGACATGAAAATCGTTGTTTCCTTTGATGTGGCTATGGGTGGCTCTTCGCCAACTCTAGCTGTTCAAGTACAGACAGATGATAACTCTTCATTCAGCTCTGCAAGTACAGTACTAACATCTCGTACTATATCTGCGGCTGCTGCTGGAGACACACTTGTAATGGGATTACCTGATACAAATGAGCGTTATATCCGTCTTAACTACGATGTTGGGGGTTCAAGCCCAACAATGACTGTTAGTGCGTCAATTGTTAAAGATGCACAGCAGTACTACGCATACCCTGACGGCGCTAATGTGCAGTAAGGTGTGATTTTTAATTCCATCGGGCGGTAGGTTCTTTTTAAACTTTTCATACTACTGCCCTTTGGTTTTAACTAACTGAAGGAAGAACAATGGCAAGTGAAGTCGATATATGTAATTTAGCACTATCCCATATCGGAGCAAGTGCCACTATTTCAAGTTTAACAGAGGCTTCAGAAGAGGCCTTTCATTGTAATTTATTATTCGCAGATACGCGTGACACATTACTGAGATCATTTCCCTGGGGATTTGCTACTCGTCACATAGCTTTGTCAGATGTAGGTACGCCTCCTGGCAACTGGGCATATCGATACAGTTATCCAAATGACTGTCTCTTTGCAAGAGAAATACTACAAACAAATACTGTTGCTGGCAGTAACGACCCAATCCCTTTTGAAGTCGCTCTAGGTGATGCCTATGACTCAAGAGTAATACTAACTGACCAAGAACAAGCAACCCTAATTTATACCTACCAGGCAACCAACACTTTAGTGTTCGAGCCTATGTTTATTAATGCCCTGGCATGGAAGCTGGCAAGTGAAGTAGCTATGCCAATTACCAGGGATGAGAAGAGGATGGAGCAAGCCTACCAAATGTACTTGACTGTACTAGGTGAGGCTAAGACATTTAATGCTAACGAGTCTCACATAGATAGAAATACAGATGCGAGCTGGATAACAGGGCGGAGTTAATGCCTGTACATACGATACAACCATCATTCTCAGGCGGTGAGTTAGCCCCATCTCTACATGCGAGAGTTGACCTGGCTAAATATGCAACAGGACTCAAGACTTGTCGCAACTTCTTTGTCCAAGCGCATGGCGGAGTAGCCAATCGTCCAGGCACAAAGTTTGTCTGTGAGACAGCTAACTCAGCCAAAACAACCAGGCTCATTCCATTTGAATTTAATACTGAGCAAACCTATATTCTAGAGTTTGGTCACCAAACAATGCGAGTCATTAAGGATGGTGGGCAAGTCTTATCGAGTGGTTCTCCAGTATCCATAGCAACGCCATACTCAGATACTGAGCTGGCTGATTTAAACTTTACCCAATCTGCTGATGTGATGACAATCTGTCATCCATCCCACCCAGTAAAAGAAGTCAAAAGAACCTCTCATACTGCCTGGTCAATTACTTCTGTTTCATTTGGCACATCAATGGCAGCTCCTGGTAGTGTTTCTTCAACCAGGCAAAACTATGAAAGCGGCAATCCAGGGACATCCTACTCGTATGTAGTCACAGCAGTTAAGACAGAGACAGGTGATGAATCTGTCGCATCAAGCGCGACATCAATTACCAATAACAATCTCAGTTCAACCATTACCAATACTATTTCCTGGGGAGCGGTAAGTGGAGCAGACAGCTACAATGTCTTTAAATCGCGTGGTGGTATCTACGGCTTTATTGGGAGGTCAACAACAACTTCATTTAAAGATGACAATATTGAAGCGGATGCAAACGATACGCCAGCTACAGCAAGAACCATATTCAACACAACAGATGAGTACCCAGCAACAGTAGCTTATTACCAACAGCGACTAGTCTTTGGACAAACAAACAATGATCCTCAGAAAATCTTTATGTCGCAAACAGGTAACTACCATAACTTTAATATCTCAGAGCCGCTTAGAGATGATGACGCGGTGACTTTTACTATTGCTGCGTCCCAGGTTAACGAAGTGAGACACCTGGTTCCACTTAGCGACATGATAATCCTGACTTCAGGTGGTGAATGGTTATTGACTTCTAACGATGGCGTCATCACGCCGTCAGCTATCCAGGTCAAGCCTCAAGGTTATCGTGGTTCAGCAGATGCGCCGCCTATTGTTATTGGTAACACGATTATCCATTTACAAGCCAAAGGAGCTATTATTCGAGACCTGGCATTTGCGCTAGAGTCTGACTCCTATACAGGTAATGATTTAACAGTTTTAGCGAGTCACTTGTTTGCTGGCAAGACAGTACGAGAATGGGCCTACGCTCAAGCTCCGCATTCTATTGTTTGGACAGTATTGAGTGATGGAACTTTAGCGGCCCTAACCTACATGAGAGAGCATGAAGTATGGGGTTGGTCAAGACACGATACTGACGGCACTTTCGAGAGCGTTTGTACCATCGCTGAGGGTGACGAGGATGCCACATATTTTGTTGTTAAGCGCACGATTAATGGCGCAACTAAGCGTTACATAGAACGCCTGAATACAAGAGTATTTACAGATGTTGCTGATGCGTTTTTTGTGGACTCAGGGCTGTCATACGATGGTACACACACAGGGTCAACAACAATGACATTATCGGGAGGTTCTTCTTGGACTCATTCAGAGACTTTGACACTTACAGCAAGCGCCAGTACTTTTACATCAGGCGATGTAGGAAACACTATCGTATTGACTGTAGGCACAGAGACACTCGTATGTACCATTCAGGGCTTCACCAGCGTCACAGTCGTAACAGTCAAAGCGGGTAGGGATGTACCTTCGGCGTTTAGAAGTGTTGCGGTATCTACCTGGTCAAAAGGAGTCGATGAGATTTCAGGACTTGGACACCTAGAAGGCAAGACAGTATCTATCCTGGCTGATGGTAATGTCGAAGCTCAACAAACAGTTGCCTCAGGAGCGATTACAATCTCTCATCCAGCCACTAAGATTCATGTTGGACTACCTATCCAGTCAGATATACAAACCCTGAACCTAGAGCTAGGTCAGCCCACGCAGCAAGGCAAGAAAAAAAGCATTTCAGAGGTGACACTTAGAGTCGAAGAGTCGCGCGGCGGCAAGATAGGATATGACGCTGACCACCTTACAGAGTTTAAACAAAGAGCATACGAGCCATACGGCACAGCAACTTCCCTTAAAACTGGTGATATTCAGGTCACCATGCCGTCTACCTGGCGTTCTGAGGGATCAATTTTCTTTAGGCAAGATGACCCATTACCAATGACATTACTAGCCGTTATACCTGAGGTGAGCGTTGGCGGATAAAGTTGAAATCAGAGATGTTGAACAGAGTGATATTGCTGTCCTGGTCAGAAACATGCGTGACCACGATATACAAGAAGTCAATGCAGCAACTAATATGGGACTTCGTAATGCTGTGAAAACTTCAGTCGATTTATCTTCTT